GATGATTTGGAATGCACCTAGCGAAGCATTGCGTGTCTTCATTGAAGAAGGAACAGAAATGTTGAATGCACCGTTGTCGGGACGTGAATAAGTGAAACCTTGTTCCGAACGTACGATAACTGGCTGGTTGTATGTCAAGCCAAGTAGGTGTTCGCGACCCTGGAACTTGATTGCCTTTACTAATAGGCTTTCGTCTGGGATTAAGTTAATGAGATCGGAAGCGTAAACTTCCTTAAATAGACCATTGAGGTCCGTAGTTGTTGTACCGCCCATTTTAATATTCTCCTTGAATAAATGGCATTAAATAAAAATAACTCTATTGTTACCAGTTCTTCATATCTTGGAGTGTACCCGCAGGCTCTTTACGAAATTCTTGAACTAAGCATGTTCTTTGAAGGATAGCTTTCCCGTAGGACTATCCTTCAAATACTATTTAGCGTCGTTTGAAATATTCGCGGGGAGATACTACTTTTTTCTGTGTTTCTTTGCGTTGTAACCCAGCATTTACTTCCTTTGGTACAGTTTTAACTGGCATTCCACCCTTTACTGTAGCCTTTGCTGCTTTGCGTAATACATCGGCACCTAAAAACATTTCAATTTGCTCTTCAGACATACCTCCCATGAAACTCTTAAAGTCAGCAATATAATCATTCTTTACATACTCAATTACATCTGCTGGAGTAACATTAGCATACCCTGCTGAAAGTGCAGCCTGCATGTAGTGTGCAATACGTCCCACAGTGCGTTCTGTTTTAGGTAAACCAGCAGTATCTAGCGTACTTACAATTTCAGATTGTATTTGCTCAGTATAGCGTGCCATTTCGGCTTGCTGCTGCTGAGATTCATATTCCTCTCTTGCTTGCTTTTCAGACATTTGATACTGTTCGAGTTGCTTCTTATATTGACGTAACTCTTTTTGTTCTGGACTAAGCATTGCTTCACTAAGTTCATCCTGGATTACTGACTCTGCAAGTTGCCTTACATCAATACCAAGTCTAGACATTGCTTGTCTAGGATTCTCTTTAAACATACGCAATACTTGCTCTGCCTCTTTACGTGACATTGCAGCCTCTTGCATCTTTTTCTCTGCTGCTTTATTATGAGTATAACCACGACGTAGTTCATCCTCATCAACTTCCGTTTCTTGACCATCAATAGTTACTTTATACATGCGAGCCATAGTTTCGGCATGTGTTTCACCAGGTGCTGCACCAGGAATATTATTTGTAGGCTGTTCTGCCCCTTGTGCTGCTACACCTTCTGCTACTGTGTTTTCCATTATGTTTCCTTTCAAAAATGGTTAGTGCTCCAAAATTGGTTTACACTGGTTTTGCTAAATCTGCTCTCTCACCTGTTAAAGCGTTAGCTGGGCTTTGTGGAGGTTTTACTTCTGCTGCTTTTGCTTGTATTTCTTGTGATCCCATCGGTGCTCCACCTTGTTGCAACTGTGGTGCTCCAGGTGCTTGTCCTGGCCCTGTTGGTGAACCTACTGGTGGTAAACTTGGTTGCTGTGTAAGCATTCTGTAACTTTGGTATGAAGGGTCACTCAACATTGAAATATGTTGCATAATATGCTGTGCAATAAATCCAAAAGCTGCTGGGTTACTTCTAATTTGCGGATCACTTGCTAATGCACTGTGTTCTTGTATATGTAGCACATGATTATCGGTGAACAATACTGGAACAACAGTACCTTCCAATAGTAATTCATTCTCACTTGCTAAGTTGAGCAATTCACTTGTAGCACCTTGTGTTAGTGGCTCCAATTGTCCTGTCTCTAATACCATTAAGTATTCAGCAGCAGTGGTAATAATTTGATTTGATAGTAAGTCTTGTGCAATACTTAATCTACCCGAAACAGTTTTAGCAAGTGGGTTACCAACTTGCACTTGTACACGACTAATACCATCTAAATCTTGACTAGTGAAACTCTGTTGAATAATACCCTTATTACGCTTACCTGCAATTTGTATAATGCGTGGTGTATCTGCGTAACTTTGGAGTATTTGTATTGTGGCTGTTCCTACATCCTCTAATAATTGAATATAAGATTGCTGAAGCGGGGCATGAAACTGTATTGCCATTGATTGAACAAGTGCAAGTGCAGAACCACTCTTTAAACTTGCTTCAGGATTGCCACGACTTACACTATTAACACCACTAATAGTTTCCATATCCTGTTGCAACTGTAGCATTGCTCTAAACAATCCATCAGGTGCAGTAGGCATCATCATAACATCAGGCTTACCAGCAGCAGGATTATAACTAATTGCTTGGAATCCACTGCTTAAACTATCAGTCATAATATTACTACCAATTGGAAGCAAAATCTTAGGGATAGCGTAGTTTTCGTTAATAGATATAATTGTAGTGTAGTGTGCATCTAGCATTTCTTGCAGGGGTAGCAAGTCCAATGATACGGACATACCCATTGGTGTGCCAATCTGATCATTCGCAACAATACGATGTAGTGGAATATGTTTGTATAGTAAAATACTATCGCTTAATACTGTACCATCTGGTAACAAAGTCATTTGTCTACCATCAGGAACGCTTGCACTTTTAACATGGTAGAAACTGAGTACAGCAGTTAAGTCAGTTTCTAATGAACGATCCATAAACTGTCCAGCCATGTAATGATTAACATTGCTGATACCAATTGTAGTACCTGTAATCTCGTCTCTATATTCTGGATATTTTGCAGCAAGTTCATACTTGTTTTCATATGTGCGTATTACTACCCACGAACGTTGACTAAAGTGTTTTAAGTTAGGATCACGTACAACATCAACAGGTTCATGGCTTGCATAGCGTAGATCACCATCGTGTCGTGTTTCTCCCGTTTCTGCATCCTGTGCAAGTGTTTCACCAGCAGTTGGTTCCCACCACTCACTAACAAACCCCTCACAAAATAGTAATGCATTACGTGTAGCATCATGTAAATGACGCTCAACACGTTTCTCACGCATCATATAATCTAGAACACCTTGTGCAATTATTGTTTGCTTTTGACTTGTACTGTCTGAGTTAGTGCTCTGAGGTTGCCATGCTGGTCTATCTGTAATAGACAGCGTTTGTATGTGCTCCAGTAAGTTTCTAAAGTGGTTAACTTTAATGGTTCTGTACTCATTACTTTCGCCTGCCATGACTGTTTGTCCTGCCACGTAACGATTAGGGTTATAGGCATAATAAAGTTTTCTCCAGTTCTCGAACCAGTTACTAGTTTTGCAAAAACGCCAATAATCATCACAGCGATTAATTACTTCGTCAGCACATTCTCTTGTATCACCTGCAGCCCAATAATCACTAGGCATGTTTTCATTGTCTTCCATATTACTTTACCTTTAGTCCAATCTGCATGCGTAGTGCATTTAGTTCCTCTTTGATAGAACTAATGGTGCCGTAAGCATTGTTTATGCGTGTATCGAACTGTTTGTGCAATTCCGACACAGCCGCAGATAGTTCCGCTTCTGCGGACTTAGTATTTAGCATGTGCTTTTGATCTAGATATTTGTTAACTAGATAGAAAGCCATGCCTGCAATGATAACCATAGCAATACTTAGATAGATCATGCTTTCACCTGTGTTGTTAAATCATAAGCAACCATTGCTTCTTGCAAGGCTCTCTTTCCAAACATAGACATTGTAATAGTTGGATAGTTTGCTTCTACCTCTTCTACTTTCACAATCTTACCATTTTCTACAATTACGGTTTCAATACCGAAATCTCCAGTACCTACTCTAAATAGGCGGTGAAACCTACCAGTTAATTCTTTCTTGTCTTTCATTGTAATGTTCCTTCTTTGTTACCATTAATAAATGCACATGCATCGAAAACCAGTTTATCTAGTTTTACTGTTTCATCATTCTCTCCATACAATGCAACGCTGATGGTGTAAAGTAGTGGCTGAATAATTTGGATCATGTCTTCCAATTCTTGTTTACGTTCTAGAATGCGTTCCAATACTTCCTTTGCTTCAGGACCTGCCTGTAACTTGTGAATGGACTCTTGTATACTTGGTAGTTTGCTCATATTATCTCCTAAATGATAGTCCCTTTCGGGGATTGAATATCTGATGTAACTCTCTAACTTCTCCTGCTCCTGGTAGTGTTTTTAAGTTGGGGTCAATAAAATGTGTGAATGGATCCAATCCCATTAACATTGGAAGTGGATCGGTTGTGTCGTCTACATTGCGGATTAGATAGACAAGTGCAGCAGCGTGGTCGTAATGCCCATACACTTTTGATTTAGCAAAGCTATCCCTATCACCCTTTGCCCAATGTGCAGCAGCAGCGGATTTCATTGCGTACTCAGCATTTGGTGCATATTGAATGCGATCATCGTAAAACCAATCACGTACTTTTTGTACCATTTGTGACTTGAGTTTCTCCTTAGTAGTAGATATGAAGTTTAGTCTATGCACGTTAATCATATCACTTTGTATTAGGATATTATTACTATCACAAATATAGGATATATTTTTTCTGTAGGATTCTTCAGGCCATACTGCACTTGCTTTATCCTTAATTGCTTGTGCTATACGTGCTGAGGATAAGTCTTGCCCCACTAGTGATAAGTGATCCTCTATAATTACACGTTTATTGCGGTAATTGTAGTGAGCAAACAGTATTGCAGTTAAGTCTCTACCACCCCAATCTGCTACTACATACTTCTTCCAATACTGTGTTAGTGGATCCTCTTGTACCTTTAAGTATGCATCCTTTGATAATAGGATTTGCTCACATACTTGTATTGTAAGTTCTGGTAATACTTGTACGCTGGATTCTGCTACACGTTGGCATAGATACTCACGTTTAAACTTAGTTGAATCTCTACCCTTGCACCTGTTAATAATTGCTTCTAGTTCTGCTGGTGTTACAGACTTATCGTCCTCAATTGTGTATGTAGATATTAGCCCTTGTTCGTCATGGTCTCTTAGAATATCTAAATAGTCGTGATCTAAGTTTTCAGGAGGTGTACTTGCATATATAACTTTACCACCAGTAGTTTTAAGCATTGGTTCCACTGTAGGTAATACTCCGACTTCCAAGTCAGCCATGAACCCTGCTTCGTCCAATAATATTAAGTGTGCTGCTCCGCCACGTAAGTTTAGATAGTTTCTATTATCAGTACCTGCTAATCTAATTCTACTACCATTAGTGAATACCAATG